GAGAACTTTACAATAACTTTTGAACTACTTTGTAGCTATCAAAGCTCTTTAAACCTTGAGCATAATCACCGTACTGATAGATGTTAAAGTTAATGTCGCGACCGTCTTCTCTGTTTCTCATTTTAATATAGTTTGTTAATGACTGTTCGCTGATTTGTAGTTTATATTTGTCCTTAAGAAATATAAACTCAACAAATTCCTCAAACCAGGGATGAAATTTACAGTTCTCTAAAATAGATAAGGTTCTTATCGCAAAATAAGACTTTCCATCAATTTTATCTCTGGTGAAATCCGTGAATCTTTCTGGATAGCATATACGGTTAAGGGCTCTGCTAACAGAATAAATTCCTTTATATTCGCCATCCTTCTCATAACGAGGATTGAAGGTTAGTTGCAAATATTGCGCTGTTGTTGACGAAGTTAGAGACTTGTCAAAGTTAGGTTTCAATCCAAATTTACGGAACCAATCCATTAGTGCATCAGGATCAGAAACAGCGTATAATCCGTCATCTCCTTGGATTTGAAATAACTTAAGATCTTCATTAGGATAATTCTTCGCGATAATATACTGTACCAATGAGTCGATTTCATTAGTAAATGTACTACCTGAAGGTACTCCGTGCTCACCGACGTAAATTCCGTCTGGAGTAACTAACCCTATATTAACGAAACGTTCGTAAATATAGTTAATTTCCTCTGAATAGTTTGCTTGATACAAGGATTTAATGTAATCAAAGCATAAGCGCGATAATTGTGGCGATATACTAGTGTCATAAGCGGAGAAATCTATGCTTAATAACATTAGGTCATTAGCTGACGCGAATTTCATTAGTTCGCTAACTGAGGTATCAACTGCCTCTGGACCTATAACTGCACTACGATAGCCACTCTTCTTTTGAAACTCTAATAGTGGTCTATAAAACATCATTTCGTTCAAAGTGTCAGCTACAGGAAAGCCCCAAACAGGTCTAGTCTTCCCAGACTCTTGTGTTCTAGTGAATAGAATACACGGATCCTGACGGTTTAACAGTTCCTTAAAGTTAGCAACAGCTTCTTTTAAGATCAACCCTTTCTTCTTTAAATAAGGTAAACCAGAGTTGGTTGTCTTCTTAATATATTCAGATGCTGTTTGCAAGCTTAGTGGTCTAAGTCTTGCTGAGTTTTGCGGAAGAACTAGATGCGGTAGGGTTTCGCCTTCTACATCAAAGTATGCTTCAACTCCTTCGATTCTTTCTGACCAAGGTTTAGCGATAGAACGTGCACCGAACTTCTCTTGATTAGAATTTTCAACTTCCAGTAATTCAGGAATTAAAGGGTCCTTAGACTGCATAGCTTCAAACCAATCTTTGAATTCTTCAAAGATATTAGGTATATCAGCTAGGGGGCCTTTGATTACATCGTTGTTACCTTGAACAACTCTAGACATCATTTGGGAAATTGAGTCTTCAACTTCTGGTTTGAGATCCAGACTACTTAATTTGCGAATTTCCATCTTCCTCCTTTGTTTCTTGAATACTGTTG